CTAGCATCTTCTGGAAGAGCCTTAACAAGAGTGGGTGGTATATGTTGTGGAGATTTTTGCGACTTCGCATTCATCTCATTTGCTTCACTGTTTATAATATTTCCACCATCATTCTCAATCTTACTGGTAAATCCAGTAAATGGTTTAAAAGGACCAGCATAATCATCACTAGGAGAATATCTAGTATTCCCCAATACACCCATAATCATTGGTAATTGAGCATCATCACCATCTAAAAAGAACCCAATTACATTATCACCTGGAGATAATTTTACATTTGTTGCTCTATTACCTTTACCAGAACCATCAGTAACACCTAAAAGTGCTTGTGCCCAAGGAAGATCCTCATCAGCCAATTCCACAGTACTATGTGGATGATACCCCATAATACGAACTTTAACTCTATTACCCCATCCAGCACCATTTATCTGCCCACCTTGAGATTCCTCTGGTGCTACTTGACCTACCCACCAACGAAACCCATCTCTACCAATAAAATTACTTTTTAATAAGGATTCTTCTATCATTTCTCTTGAGGTCCAAATGTATCTTTAATTAATTCTAATGAAGTATATGAAGCAGTAGCATCAAAATGATGGCATAATGCCTTAATCATATATAGACCGCTTTGCTCCTCATCCAATTCTTTTACCTCCTCTCTATCAACTCTAGGGAATTGACATTCTATAATATCTCCTGCTCTCAAATTAGTATTAGAAGGTATCATCATATTCAAAGATTGAGTAGTAATTAAACCATATCTCATCATAGATTGAGATTGTATTCTACCAGGATCAGCATTTGGTTGTAAATTAACATTCTTTTCAACTGTACCTATATCTAAAATGGCAGTCATATTTCTACTTGGAATATCACCCAAATTATCCTCAGACCCTTGACTTACTGGAGGTAACTCAACTTCCTTACCCAATGTTGCTGCCTTTCCCGCATAATCTTCCAGTTTAAATAATCCTTTATCATATGGAGTATATTCAAATGTGACAGGATTCATATACATGGTATGACTACAGAATGCTCCCTTTCTTAACTTTTCCATCAAATCTTGATTTTGATTTGTAGAATAATTAAGAATCTTATAATCATTATTAACTTTACCACCCTGAACAACTTCTTGGAAAAAATAAGGTTTTTTAAAGGGTTTATCAGTTATTAATTTATCAATAGATTTAAATACGTACCCATCTTTAGTTTGAAAAAATACATATCCAGCAGTAGCATCCTTACCTTTAGCAGTTCCAGGAACAGATTTTGCTGCTAACCAAGTTATAACTGTGAATGGTTTTCTCATATTACCAATAAAACCATATGGATTTTCCGTTTCTTCTACATCGTCATCATCCAATTTATTAGATTTTAAATATTTCTTGATAATATCCTTAACTGTTTCAGATATTGGTGAAGATGATGGATATTTACATCCAACTCGTGTAGTCTCATTAGTTAATGCTTCTCTTGAATATAAATTCAACGTAAAGAATTCTCCTTCTGTTGAAGTCAATACATCCGTAATACTAGAAACATAAAGATATCTATCTGGATCAGAATCAAAATCTAATCCTGGATTATCCTCAGAATTACCTTCTATTTTTAATCTAAGTCTTTCACCACCTCGTAATGGTAAACCATTATAAACTGAAGTGAGTTTATCATCCTTACCTTTAATAGTATCACCAGTATTTACAACCTGTACCTTAGCAGAAATTGTAGGCGAAAAAATATTCTCATAATAATCAATCATAATGGTTCCACGAGAAATATCAACAGTTCTCTCACCATTTGCCGATTGTAATAATACTTGTTCGTATTTTGAAGGATCTTTTGCTGCCATTATGTGTAAGAAAGTTCTAAATCTTGTAATATCCTAATCATATTTAACACAGGTGGAGAGTTGTGTTGACTACCAGCATCTCCAGGTCCTGGAACTGGAGGTGTTGGTGGTGTAGATCCACCTCCACTTGGCATAGGTATTATAATAGTTGGTCCCACCCTTTCCTTTTTAATAGTCTCAGCAACAGAAGGTTTTTTCTGAACTTTAATATTAGACTCTAAGGATTTATTACTCTCAACACCATCAACAATAAGCTTAATTTCTGGTGCTGGTGGAGGTGTTGTATTATTCTTTCTAGCTTTTCTTGGACCAAAAATATATTTTTCTTTTAATGCCTCATCCTGATCATGATATATTATACCATTCTGCTTTTCTTTAAGTTCTTCTACTGCCTTCTCATATCTACTCCTATCCTTTCTCCTCATTCTTACTTCATCTTTAGATGTACCTTTATGAGTAACAGTCTTCTGAAAGAAAGAATCACTATTTAATTTATCATTTGGTATAATTGTTCCTGGTTTATCAGCAACAAATAACTCTGGACCTTTCTCACCAACAATACTTGTTTTACCAACTTCTGGACGACCACCATCAGCAAACATATCAAAACCACTGTCATTTATCCATTCTTGATATTCAACCCATTCTGGGTTTATTTTACTTTTTTGTTTACCTTTCTTATCCTTGAACAATATCTCCTTTTTAGGAACATAACCATTCTCAAACCTTTTTCTTAAAGGTTGTGTTTTATCACTTGCTATCTTTGGATCAAGATCAAACTCATCATCTTCTTCATCTTGTTTCTTAACTTCTTTCTCTACCTGTTTTATTTCAGATTCTTTCTTATTCTTCTCCTCATTTTGCTTCTGACGTTCTTTAGTAGGATCTTTTGATATTATTTCTTTTTCATTTTGCTTCTCTTTCTTCCTAAAAATATTAGTAAACCAGTTACCTTTCTTACCTTCAGTTTCTTTATTTTTATCTTCACCACCTTCTTTATTATCTACTTCAGTCCCATCCAAATTTTCAGTTTTAGGTGGTGTTCCACCATCACCTTTCAACCATTCAGAAAACTGACCTAATCCATTCTTCTCATTATCAAATATATCAGCAAAAGTCACAGCAAAATCTGTATCTAATATATTAAGATTATTATTAAGAGTCTCCTGTTCCTTCTCCATCTCCTGTTTTTCATCATCAAAAGAATACTCTTTCAATTTAGTTTGACTAGTTTGAACAGTACGTCCAATTTCTTCAAGAGTAGATTGTGTATTTTGTACATACCCCTGAGAAATATTAACTAACCCCGTAACATTCTTAATTAAACCCAGACCACCTTTAATAATCCAAGGCAAATTCTTAACTGCCCAACCCAACATAACAATACCAAAGAAATTCATAACACGTCCAAGGAATCCCTTTGTACTATCACCAGCAGTTTTGCCACTATATTTAACAACGCCACCAACTCTAGAAGCTTCTATAATATCTTCTCTTTCTTTTCTTAATACAGCCTCTCTTCTTCTTTGAAAATAATTCTCATCTTTAACTATTAAACCCTTTAAAAATCTATTACTTCTAGTAGTAGATACAGCAGCACGAGAATGAGTTTTATTAGCAGATTTTAAACTATTAGTAAAAGAACCAATACTACTCCGTATGTTCTTAATACTATTACCACTAGTAAGTAGGGTTTTTTTAACTATCTGTACTGACATACTATACTACAGGAGATAGATTAAATTGCTGATAAGCATGATAAACATAATTATTATTAAAATCTGTAGGACGAATTTTTGGTATTGATTGTCCACCACCAGGAAAAATACCACCAGATGGTTGTTTAGCAGTACCACTACCACTTTCTTGAGGTACAGGAACAACAACTGGTTCTTCCTGCGGTAATGCTGCTAAATTATTGGATGTATTAGGATCCCTTTTAATAGCACTAATATCTTTATTCTTAGAAGAAGCAGAAATATTTTCAGATGTATCCTCTTTTTGAGCACTAAGAAATTCACTCTTATCAACTGGTTGAGGCATACCCATTTCATCAATTTTACTAACTTGACCTCTTACACTAACAAATTCCCCTTGATTATATTCCTTATAAGGATCAAATTGTTGTGGTTTTGGTTTCCTAGCAAATAATCCACCAAATAATCCCTGATTCTTTGGTTTAATGCCAGTAGATTGGTTCTCAGTCTTAGTATCTGATTTTTTTCCTCCCCAAAGATTTTTCCACATACTCTGAATAGAGTACTTTTCCCACTTATCACCACTGTTACCAGGTGCTTCTTCTCCACCAGGAACAAATACTTTCTCACCAGTAATATCATCAACTGACCAACCACCTTCACTTTCTTCATCTTTATTTCCACCTGTCACGTCACTCCATTTTCTTTGAATCCAATTTTTATCCCCTTCACCCTTATTCTTACCAAACCAAAATAACGGTGCAAAAGCAGCAAGACTATTAGCAGCAATACCTATTAACGTCCTAATATCTTTAAAGGGTTTCCACATTCCAAAACCCTTAGTGTATCTGGTTGATCTTGTTGCCAATCTAGCAAGTATTCCAACTGTACCCCGTAAAGCAAGTCTGGAACCCAAATAAAGACCACCAATAGTTAATAAAGTTTTACCAACATCAATACCAATTTGCTTTAATTTTTCAATATTTCTAAGAGATATTGCTTGATATGCATCAATGGCACTCTTACCAAGCCATCCAAAAAACAATACCTTAAATACATTACCTACTCTACCTAAAACTCCTCTAGCCTGATTTCCAATCTTAGCAACAGGAGCCATTAAAGCGTTTTGAATTTTTCTTTCAAAACCACTTTCTTTACCTTCTCTAAGTTTTAAAGCTATTAATTTCTCTTCTCTTGCTGATGCAGCAGCTTCTCTTTGTCTAGTTAATGATGCTTCTACTTCTAAATTTTGTTTAACCGCATTGAGAGAGCTTCTTAATGCAGATACTTGTTGATTAAGAGATCCTATATCATTAGAAACACCCTTTAAACCCTGAGAATTTTGAACTAGTAAAGGTGTTATAACAGAAGTATTTAAGTTATTCCTATTACTAGGAGTAGTACTGAAGACACTAGAAGATACCGTATTTCTAACGGCTCTTATTCCTCCTGCTATTGGTGATCCTATCTCAGCCATTGTTTGCTTGCTGTGCCTTTAAATTTTCCTCTTCAATATATTGTTGGAGAAGTGCTAAATAAATTTCTCTCTCCCAAGGAATCATATTTTCTAACTCTGTTAAGCTATATTTATGGTGTTGCATTAGGGCAAAATTAATTTTATAGTATGACGCAAGATCTTCATGTGCCATACTTACCCGAAAAAACTTTGTAAACCCTCCAATACAACTTCACTTTCAACCTTAGTATTTGGATTCACTACCTTAACTTTATGAGAAAGTTTAGGCATTGTCTCAAAAAATTTCTCAACAGATTTAAATTGTTTTGAATCTAGTTGTTCAACAAATTGATTTAACTCTTTCTTAGTACAATCAGATCCAGCCCAAGATTCCTCTTCAGAATAAACTTGATCAATACATGATGCTATTAAATCAAAAGTATCATCAACACTTATATCACCACCAGAACCAAAATTAGTCTTAATAAATTCACTTAAAGATGGATATTTCATTCTCAAGGTATACTCATCATCTAATTTAATATCAGTTGAATGCTCCTCATTTGTTTGTATTTTAATCTCATCCAACATAATAGTTGATGTAACTTGTGTCTTCGCATCATCAGGACATGTTATCACAACTTCAACTTCTTCTCCTACAGATTTTCCTCTAATATTAAGAAAAAGATATTCAATATCAAATGTAGATAATTGATCTACTTTAATACCTCTTGTAAGAATACAAGACTTAATAACATCTTTAACAGCACTAGCAATTTGCTGCGTATCCTCACTTTCCATAGCAAGGATTAAAATCTTCTCTTCTTTTACAAGAAAAGGTCTAAATTTTATTTTCTTTTTAGATGAAGGTAATACCAACTCATAAGAAGGTGTCGAAATCTTCGGTAAAGGCATAATATGCTCAGTTCAAGTATTTTTATTTATAGCACTAATTTGCAAAATATTTCCAACCAGATCCAGGACCAGTAATTGGTTGATCAGTAGTCCACTCTCTTAACCCTGTTTGATCTGTTTTCACTGTATCAGTCTGTCCTGTTGGGCTATTAAGAATAGTAGTATTGCCTATCTTATCTTGTACATAATCAAGTGATCCTTTATGCCAAACATATCCATTATTAGGATCATTATTCTCAGATACACCAGCATCATGAGCAGCAGATGTAGATCTACCACAAATATACCTATCATAACTAAAGTTACAAGTAGCTTTCAATACTTGTGAATTTTGATATCCAACTCTTACAGAATTTAACGATAATGGAAATAATCCAATAAACTTATACTCTAAAAATTGTCTATAATTTTTCTCAAACTTAATTATTCTAGTTTCATTTGACTTATAAAGATCTGGATATCTCATTTTAAAATGATATCCCTGCTCAGTAGCAGAATTAGGATTAGCACCAGAAATGTACTCCATCCAATGCTCTAAGAATTTCAAAGTCTTATACTTATTATCAACATAAAATTCTAATGATATCTGAGTAAAATTTCTAGTATGAGCAAATCTTTCAACAACACCTTGATAGTTACCTACAACATCAACAGCTGCCATAGCACTACCTGGCAATGAAGCATTGCTACAAAGCATACCTATTTCATCTCCAACAAATCTAAAATCAACCCCCTTACTTCTAAGATGAGATCCTAAAGAATATCCACCACTACTAGTATGTGGAGGTAAAGCAAACTTCACCAAATAATTAGATGTTTGTGCGACATTTTGAAATGTCGGTAATATCTGAGATATTTTCTTTGGAATTGGTGCTGGCACTCTAAATAGTTTTATTATATCATATCTATTTAGATGGCTTATAAAGGAAAATATTATCCAACCTTTCCACACAAGTATAAAGGTGATCCCACTAATATAACATTTCGATCATTGTGGGAAAGAAAATTTATGGTCTACTGTGATAAAAATGCAAACGTATTAGAATGGGCAAGTGAAGAAATTGTAATACCTTACATATCTCCAGTTGATAATCGTCAACACAGATACTTTCCAGATTTCTATATGAAATTAAAAGAAAGTAATGGTATAGTAAAAAAATATATTGTCGAAATAAAACCACTAAAACAATGCTCTCCTCCACAAAAACCAAAACGCCAAACTAAAGGATATTTACGTGAAGCATTTGAATATGCAAAAAATCAATCAAAATGGAAAAGAGCAAGAGAGTACTGTGCTGATAGACAATGGGAATTTAAAGTAGTCACTGAGAAAGAACTTGGAGTCTAATGAGTAGAGTTAAAGAGATCCGTGATAATCTAATAGGAACAGAACATCCTGATGATCTAATGTTAGAAATTTTAGATGTTTTAAGAGAAGGTGGTAAAAGACCTGAAGTAGGAAAGTTCTATGTTTTTGTATATAATCCAAAAACACCTAACCTAAGATATGATCAAAATCCTTTAGTTGGAGTAACTGGAATATTTGAATGGGGATTTCGTGGAATCAATTTTCATTGGAATGATCATAGACAATATACTTGGAATGAAGTGCCTGGTGGACTATATGAAGTCACTGATGAAGAGTTAAGTGACCTTGATGGTATTCCATTTGCAAGATTTCGTATAAATATCTAATATTCAGTATTATTTCATATATGTCAGATCTAGGAACTGTACAAAAAGATGGTGAATACTTAACCGAATGGACAACAGATCAAGAAGTTAATGATGCTCCGAAAAAAATAGCTGGAAAAAGCATTGGAGTAATGCAATATCCAGTTGGAGCAAGTGATGATAATACTGAAGATTGCCTTTTAATAAAAGCAATAAAATATATTGCTCCTGGAAAAGGTGAAGGAATGGATGTAAATATATCTTCCAATCGTGCCGATGATGAAGATGGAAAAATTGATATCGGAAACATGAAAAAGTATGGATCAGGTGATCTAAATCTTAATATACAAAACGATAACCGTAGTGATATTATCAATAAACGTATGAAAGATGGTTCCTTTAAGGAATCAGTAAAATGGTATGTAAAATTACCAATACCATCACAAGTAAATGATATTTGCTCAGTAACTTGGGGTGCTGATACACTAAACGTATTTGAACAGATTGGATTAACAATAGGAGGTGGTGCTATATCAGAGGGAAACATAGTTGATAATTCATTAGGAGCTATTAAACTTGGTGGAAGGGTAGCTTCTGGTGAACTTAAAATTCCAAACCTCTCAGAAGAAGCAAGAAATAATTTTATAGCTGCCGTAAGTGGAGCAGCTATAAATGTTATGGGTTCAAATGTAACCGCAGATTCTGTAATGGCAAGGGCGAACGGTCAAATTATGAACTCAAACCTTGAGTTATTATTCCAAGGAGTTAACTTAAGAACCTTCCCATTTGATATGACATTTGCTCCTAGAAATAGAGATGAAATGATGATGGTAAAACGTATAATTAGAAGCTTCAAAAAATCAATGGCAGCTAAGATGGGAAAAGCTGATGGTACATTAGATGGAGCTGGAGGAGCAAAAGCATTCTTAAGATCTCCAGATATGTTTATATTAAGATATCTGAGACGTGGTGAAGATCATCCATTTTTACATGTTTTCAAACCATGTGTATTAACTACCTTTAATGTAAATTATACTGGAGCAGGTACATACGCAACTTATGGGGATTCAACACCAGTTAATATACAAGTTAGAATGACCTTTAAAGAAATCAATCCAATATATGCTGAAGACTATGATGAAGAATTTGCAGGAGAAGGAGTAGGATACTAATGGGATACTTCAGAGAACTACCTAGTGTAGCATACCAATCACCTTTACCAGATAAATTATCTTCTCGTGATTATGTTATAGCGAAAAATTTATTCAGAAAAGTAAAATTATTAGACTACTTAGAAGATAATGCTTTATTATTCAATAAGTACCATATAGAAGAAGGAGAACGTCCAGATACTATAGCAGCTAAAATGTATGGTGATTCAGAATTAGATTATATTGTAATCCTAAGTGCTGGAATAACAAATATTAGAAATGAATGGCCTCTAAATCATCAAAATCTATATGAATATGCTGAAGCAAAATATGGAATTGAAAAATTAAACGCTCCCAGAGAAGTTGCTGGTAGAGTAGTTTATGAAACTGTTGAGGTTAGAGATGACAAAGATAGATTAATTTTACCTAAAGGATTAGTCATAGATGATGGATTTGTAATGGATGGTCCTGGTAGAAGATATCAAAGTGGACCTTGGAAAGCAATAAGACCTAATGGTACAGTAGAAATAGAAAAAAACTTTACAGAAATAGGTGGTACTGCACACGCTTTATTATCATTGATCTCTGTATCATTATCAAACTATCAATATGAAACTAGAGAAAATGAAAAGAAAAGGTCAATAACATTACTAAGACCTAGCTATCTTGATATGTTCAAAGAAGATCTTAGAAGAATTATGAGGTATGATAGAAATAGTCAATATATTTCACCAAAACTAATAAAATCCGAAAATACTAATATAGTTGAATAATTAATTTATGGATAAGGAGTAACATTCGCAGTATTTGTGGATGGGTATGATCTATTGGGTCCCCAAATAACTCTTACTCCACCATTACCTCCATTTCCATTATAATATCCTCCTCCACCGCCACCACCACGGGATCCAGCATTACCACCAGTGGCTCCACCACCACCTGAAGATCCATTTGTTCCACCTGAACCGCCAGTACCGCCTGGTGGGAATGGACTACCTCCACCTGTAGAAGTTGTTCCACTAGCACCCTCACCTAAAAGTCCTACACCACCTCCTCCTGCACGTCTATCACCATTTCCTGTGCCTGAATGGTAGCCGCCTCCAC